CCTTAAAAAATGAAACTGCCATTGCTCGTTCTATTCGCAACTTAGTATTTACATATCCAGGTGAAAAATTTTTTAATGAAAATTTGGGTTCAAAGGTGAGTAGATCTCTCTTTGAGAACATAGATGAAATTTCTGCATCGATCATCAAAGATGAAATTGAAAATACTATTAGAAATTATGAACCTAGAGTAAATTTAATTGATGTAGTTGTCGCACCAAACTACGACAATGGTGAATTTAACGTTACTGTGAACTATCGTATTGTGGGAATTGATGTTCTTCCACAACAATTATCATTTGCACTTCAGCCAACACGATAAATGGCATTAGTAAACTTTACAAATTTAGATTTTGATCAAATTAAAACTTCGATAAGAGATTATCTTAGATCGAATTCAAATTTTACTGACTATGATTTTGAAGGATCTAATCTTTCAACTTTAATTGATGTTTTAGCATACAATACATACATTTCCTCATATAATGCTAATATGATTAGCAATGAGGTGTTTATTGATAGTGCAACATTGAGAGAAAATGTTGTTTCACTAGCAAGAAATATTGGATATGTACCAAGGTCAAGAACTGCAGCAAAAGCATCTATTTCCTTTTTTGTAGACACGACAAATTTTTCAACAAATCCACTTACATTAACTATAAAAAAAGGTGTTGTCTGCACCTCTTCAAGTACTTTTGGATCTGAAAGTTATACTTTTGCAATTCCTGCTGATATAACAGTTCCTGTTGTAAACGGAATTGCATTTTTTGAGGATGTTGAGATTTATGAAGGAACTTTTTTAACAACTAACTTTATAGTTGAATCAGAAAATCCAGCACCACCACAAAGATATATTCTAGAAAATGCAAATATAGATACTTCAACAATTAGAGTGTCGGTTAGGGATACACAAGCAAGTACATATTCGAAAAAATTTATTCTTTCTGATAACTTATTTTCAGTTACATCAACATCTAGAGTATTCTTTTTACAAGAGATTGAAGATCAAAGATACGAATTAATCTTTGGTGATGGTATATTTGGAGAGAAACTAAAATCTTTAAACTACATTGATGTTTCTTATATTATTACTAATGGAGAAAGTGGCAACAGAGTTTCTTCATTTTCTTTTAATGGTAGAATATTAGATAACAATAATAATACTGTTACTACTGGTATTTCTTTAATAACAACAAATACTTCCTCACAGGGAGGAAAACAAATTGAATCTATAGATTCAATCAAAAAGTATGCACCAAGAATTTATGCCGCACAAAATCGCGCTGTAACTGCATCTGATTATGAATCATTAATTCCAAAAATATACCCAGAAACTCAATCAGTATCTGTATTTGGTGGAGAGGATTTAGATCCTCCACAATATGGAAAAGTCTTCATTACAATTAAACCATTTAATGGACCATTTATTTCAAATTCAATCAAAGATAATTTAAAAAACGAACTTAAAAAGTATAGTGTTGCTGGAATAGTTCCAGAAATTCTTGATTTAAAATATCTTTATGTTGAAGTGGATACAACTGCATATTATAATTCAAATTTAGCTCCAAGTTCAGATTATGTAAAAAGTATAATAAGCAATAATATCAATACATATGTAAGTTCTACAGAATTAAATAAGTACGGAGCAAGATTTAAGTATAGTAAGTTTCAAAAAATAGTTGATGATAGCCATGAGTCAATTACATCTAATATTACAAAAGTTCAAATTAGAAGAGATTTAAGAGTTGCTTTAAATCAATTTGCTAACTATGAAATTTGTTTTGGCAATGCTTTTCACATTAAAAACACAAATGGATATAATATTAAAACCTCTGGGTTTGTGGTGGATGGAATTGCAGAGACTGTTTATATTGGCGATGTACCAAATTCAGATGGAAAAACTGGAACAATATTTTTATTTTCCAATCCAGATATTCCACAACCGACAGTTAAAAGAAACTCTGTAGGAACTATTGATTATGAAAAAGGTGAAATTTTATTAAATCCAATTAATGTATTATCAACCTCCAAAACTTCTGGTGGAGAACCAATTATTGAAATTGCAGCAGTTCCAGTTTCTAATGATGTTCTTGGAAAACAAGATCTTTATTTGCAACTAGATATTAATAGAAGTATTTTAAATATGAAAACTGATGATATTTCTTCTGGAGCAAATGTTTCCGCATCACTATATGATGTTACTACAAGTTACACAAACGGCAGTCGCATAAGACAATAAAGACATGGCAGATACAAGAGTCAAAATTAGTTCAGTTGTTGAGAATCAACTTCCAATTTTTGTCAAGGAAGAGTTTCCATTAGTCAGTGAATTTTTATCGGAATATTATAATTCACTAGAAAATCCTGGTGGAATTTTAGATATTCTTCAAAATATTGACCAATATCTAAAATTAGAACAACTTACTAATCTTGTTGATTCGACAGTCACTACTTCAAATGTCACTTTTAGTGATGATACAATTAATGTATCATCAACACTTGGATTTCCTGAATCATATGGATTGTTAATGATCGGATCGGAAATCATTACATATACTTCCAAAACAAATACTACATTTGATGGATGTGTAAGAGGATTTAGTGGAGTTACCTCTTATCAAGATCCATCAAAGACAGATCATTTAGTATTTTCATCTTCAAATGTTGAAGAACACTTAAATGGGTCTTTAGTATCCAATTTGAGTATTACGTTTTTAAAAGAATTTTTTAGAAAAGTAAAGAATCAGTTTGCGCCTGGATTTGGTGAAAGGGAATTATATTCAAATATAAACCAAAATTTATTCATTAAGCAATCAAAAGACTTTTACTCAACAAAAGGAACAGATCAATCATTTGAAATTCTTTTCAGGGCTTTATATGGAGAAGATGTTGAAGTAATTAAACCTAGAGATTATCTTTTTATTCCATCAAATGCCCAATATCGTGTTAGTAGAGATTTAGTTGTTGATGCTTTGGAGGGAAATCCACTTGAGTTAAACAATAGAACTTTATATCAAGATCAGGACTCTAATTTTTCAAAAGCATATGGATCTATTAATAATGTAGAAAAAATTATAAGGGATAATAAAGAATATTATGTAATAAGTTTAGATTATGATTACAATAAAGATATTATTGTAGATGGATCAATATTTGGATCCTTTTCAATTCACCCTCAAACAAAACTCATAACAACTGCTGAAATAGGTAGCACAGTTATTGATGTTGATTCGACTGTTGGATTTCCAAAATCGGGATCATTAATTGCCGATCTTGATAATGGAACTTCTACTACTATTACATATACTTCAAAATCATATACTCAATTTTATGGATGTTCCGGAATTGATCAAAATTTAATTTCTGGACAAAATTTAAGAATTAATTCTTATGCTTATGGTTATTCTGGAATTGGTACGGAAAATGTAGTAAAAGTTAGAATTACTGGAGTTCTTTCTGATCTAGAAATTCCACCAGATACAAAATATTACACTGATGGCAATAAAATTCAATTAAAAACTCTTGGAAAAGATATTGAGGATGTTAGAGCAAATAATTGGATTTTCAATATTGCAACAACTTATTACATTGATACATTAACCATTGTTGATTCATCAAATTTTTCGTACAGAATTACTACATTTGATAATCATAATTTGTTTGTTGGGGATATTATTAAGTTATTTTTTACTGATAGTATTGAAGTAAATTCTTCGGTTTCTGAAATTTTAAATGAAAAATCCTTTATAATTACCGGTCAAGGTCAATTAAATGTTTCCAGAAAAGATAAGTTTCAAAAATTAATTAAAAAATCTAATTTTTTAAATTTTCCTTCGTCTAGCATATACAGCACTGATGTTCAAAACACATATCAAGATCAAAATGGATCTTTTTATGTGACATCATCATCTTTACCAAGTTATTTAAATGAGTCATTAACAGTTAAGAATAAATCTGTAACTTTTTCTGGTACATTTATTGGAACTGATTTAATTGTAGGAAATCACGGATTTTATACTGGAGATGCTATATCATATATTCCAGTATCATCCACAAATACTCTAGGTATTCAAGACGGTATTTATTTTGTAAAGAGAGTAAATTCTACCACCATAAAACTTGCAAGAAGTAGGTCAAATCTTTATAATGGAAATTATATTTCTTTTAATTCTACAGTAACAAACAATCAAATTACTTTAAGCGAATTTGCTGACCAATCTTTAGATAATCAAAAATTAATAAGGAATATTTCACAACCACAAAGTATTGAGAATCCAGAAAATACATCTTCCGGTCCAATTGGAATTTTAGTTAATGGTGTTGAAATTTTAAATTACAAATCAAAAGATAAAATTTTCTATGGGCCTTTAGAAGAAATTAATGTATTATCTCCAGGATCAAATTATGATGTAATAAATCCACCAATACTTTCAATTTCAGATCCTGTTGGAACTGGAGCTATTGCGTATTGTGAAGTAGAGGGTCAATTTGATGAAATTCAAGTAGTTGATGGTGGTTTTGATTATATTTCAGAACCTACTATTACAATTACTGGTGGAAATGGGTCTGGAGCAAAAGCAAAAGCGCAACTTTTTGAATTTGAACACTCTGTTATTTTTAATGCAATTCAATCAGCAGGTCAAGTTAATTTAGTAGATAATATAATTGGATTTTCTTCTCACCATAAATTTAGAGATGGAGAAAAAGTTGTTTATAAACCTGATGGGCAGCAAGCAGTTGGTGGATTAACTACAGATTCGGTTTATTATGCATCTGTTCAAGACGCATTTAACGTAAAATTACATAAAACTTACAGTGATGCAATCGCTGGTATTGGTACACTTGATTTGTCTTCATATGGAGTTGGTAGTCAAAGAATTTTATCTTTCAATTTGAAGAAAAAAATCTCTTCAATTACACTTTATGATAATGGAAGTGGATATAAAAATAGAAAAATTTCAGTATCAAGTACTGCGGTTGATAATATTTCAGATGTTATTACTGCAAAAAATCATAGATATTCTACTGGAGATATTATTCAATATTCAACTACAGGAACTGAGATTGGAGGATTATCTTCTGGACAATTATATTATGTAACATCTCTTGATGACAATTCTTTTAAATTGTCTAATGTAGGATCTTCAACAACTATAGGAATTGGATCTGCAATTGTCGGAATCTCTACAGTTTCTGATTTTTACTTTAAAACAAATCAATATGTAGATATTATTTCTTCTGGTAGCGGCCAGCACATTTTTAATTACCCACCAATCAATGTTACTATTGAGGGTGTGATTGGCGTATCTACAAAAACTGATCAAAATTTTAATGCAATACTGCAACCGATAGTTAGAGGAGAAATTAAGTCGGTATTTGTAGAATCTGGAGGATCTGATTATGGATCAGAAGAAATTATAAACTATAACAGACAACCTACATTTTTATCTCAAAGTGGAGAAGGTGCTGAGGTTATTCCTATCATTTCTGATGGAAAAATTGTTGAGGTTTTAGTCACAAATCCAGGTTCTGGATATAATTCCCCACCATCATTTGTAATATCTGGTGCAGGAATTGGTGCAAAATTAACTCCTATTATTTCAAATGGAACTCTTTCTAAAGTAAATGTAGTTTATGGAGGTCAAAATTACGAATCCAAAAAAACTACAATTACAGTTGTTTCATCTGGTTCTGGAGCAGAATTTCAATCTATTGCGTTACCGTGGACAATTAATCTAGTAGAAAGAAATATTCAAAGTAATCAGATTACTGATGATGATGGAATTATTGATAGTGGTATTAATTCTAATTATGGATTGCAATATACACATTTATACGCACCAAGAAAATTAAGACAGACGGTTCTTTCTAAGAAGATAGTAAACGGACAAAATGTATATTCTCCAGATCTAAAATTCATTAACAATAGAGAAGTCACATCAGATTCTCACTCCCCAATTATTGGATGGGCATATGATGGAAATCCAATATATGGCCCATATGGATATGAGACTATACGGGGTGGAAATATAAAAGCACTAGAATCTGGATTTTCTATTTCATCAAAAGAAAATAGACCATCTACTTCCGTTTATCCTTTAGGATTTTTCATTGAGGATTATTCTTATCAGGGAACTGGAGATCTTGACGAGCATAATGGAAGATTTTGTATAACTCCAGAATTTCCTAACGGTGTTTATGCATATTTTTCAACCATTAATGGATTTAGTATTGAATCATCTGGTATATTCAAAAATTACAGAAAACCAACTTTTCCATATTTCATAGGAAACACCTTTAAGTCAAAATTAAATGAATATAATATTTCCACCAAATCAAATCAAGATGATGTTGATTTAAATACTACATCGTTCTTCAGAAATATAAAACCATACAATTTACTTAATTCAAATAGTGAATATAATTTTTTAATAGAACCAAATAAAATTAGAAAACAGAGTTCACTGATTACAAATACAAAATCAGGAAATGTTGATTTTATTGGAATTAAAACTGGTGGATTTGATTATCAAGTAAAAGACAGAGTTATTTTTGATAATTCAAATTCTAATGGACAAGGAGTATCTGCAGAAGTTGGAGCAGTAAAGGGGAAAAATGTAAATCAAATTAGTGTTAATACTATCACAATAGATGGAGTAGAATTTGTTCCATCACCAAGTCAAAATAATTTTATTGCATTTGCAAATTCTCCTCATAATCTTTTAAATTTAGATACAATTAGTATAACTGGAATTAATACAATTTCATCTAATTTAGAAGGATCTTATAGTATTGGTGTAAGGAGTGATGCGTTTAGTGTCCTCACTGGAATAGGTACAACAGGGGTAACTGGAATTGTTACTTACTTCAATGTTGCCGGAAAATTAACTTACCCAACAATTAGAGAAAATGATATTTTACAAATTCATTCTGAAGAAGTAAAAGTTTTAAACATTGATACTAAATCTTCTAGAATAAGAGTTTTAAGGGAACAAAATGGATCTGTAGGTTCTTCTCATACGGCATCGACGATTCTTTATGAAAGACCCAGAAAATTTTATTTTACATCAAACTCAAATTCAGCAGTATTTCCGTCTAATTTTAATAGAGAACTTTATTTTAATCCAATAGAATCAATTGGAATTGGAACATCTTATGGTGTTGGTATTGGAGTAACTTTAGTATTTTCAAATCCAGGAGCCGGAAGTTCTTCTATTTTTATTCCAACAAGATCAATATACCTCCCAAATCACAATCTTAATACTGGCGACCAATTGATTTATTCATCAAATGGTGGAACGGCAGTATCAGTTTCTACAGATGGACTTTCAAATTTTCAACTTACGAATAATCAAATTGTTTATACTGCAAAAATTGACGACAATTTAATTGGCATTTCAACATATAAAGTTGGTCTTGGATCTACAGGATCTTTTGTTGGAATTAATAGTTCTATTAGCACAAATATTTTATATTTTACAAATATTGGAGTTGGAGAAATCCATAGTTTTACTACAAATTATGGAAATACAATTAATGGTCAGGTAAATAAAAATTTAGTTACTGTTTCCACAGCATCAACTCACGGATTAAATGTTGGGGATAAGGTTTCTGTAGATTGTTTGTCTGGTATTTCTACGACATATACAATTAAGTATGATGATTATAATAGAAGACTAATAGTAAATCCAAAAACTTTTATGTCAGGTGATGTTGATACATCTAATGATACTATCCAAATTAATTCACACGGATATTTCACTGGTCAAAAAGTCATTTACACGTCATCAACCCCTATGGTGGGTTTGGAAAATGAGGGTATTTATTATATAATAAAAATTAGCAATGATAAGTTTAAATTAGCAAAAACATATTATGATTCTACGTCAAATAATCCAAAGAATATAGACATTACAAGTACCTCAAACGGAACTTTATCGCCAGTAAATCCACAGATCGTCGCAACTAAAAATCAAGAGGTAATCTTTGATTTATCAGATAGTTCTCTATCGTATGTGAAAAATTTTAATAGTTATTCCGCATTTAAATTTAATTTATACGTCGATTCTTTATTTGATACTGAATTTGAATCACAAATTGATACAAACGTATTTTACGTTACAAGAAATGGAAGGATTGGTATAGACACTAATGCTACTGTAACTTTACGGTTATCAACTGATATTCCGGAAAATTTATACTATAAATTAATTCCAGTAGACTATGATAAAAATGACCAAACAAAATTAGAAATTATAGTTGATTCTGAAAATATTGTAGATAACAATAAGTTAGTAGTAACTGATAGTGTTTATAGTGGAGACCATTTGGTATCTGGCATAACAACCAATACTTTTACATATAACGTAGTAAAAAAACCAGAAAGATCTTCTTATATTTCTTCTGAGGCATCTCTATCTTATGTAACAAATTCTTTAACTTCTTTTGGTGAAATTGCTGATATTAATGTTATTTTTGGAGGAAGATCATATAAAACTCTTCCCCAAATTATTGGAGTAAATTCTTATCTAGGATATGGTGCAGTTTTAGAAGTATCAAGTTCCAATATTGGAAATATTTTTTCTACAGAGATTAAAGACATTGGATTTGAGTATTCTTCGGACAATACTTTAAGGCCTACTGCACAGATTCCACAAATATTAAAGTTAACATCTCTTTCTTCATTCGAAAGAATAGGAATTTCTTCTATTGGAAAAAATTATACTATTGCTCCAGATTTAGTTGTTATTGATAGTATTACCAACAAGGTAATAAATGATGTTAATTTGACATATGATCTAGAAGACAATAAAGTTACTATTTTAAAAAATACAAATGGAATTAATAATGCAATACCAACTATCATTCCAATAAACAATTCAAATGGAATTGGTATTAATTCTATAGCATTTAATACCAACACTAAAGAAGTTACCGTTGGATTAGCAGTTAGTTATAGTTCCATTTTAGACTATCCATTTGCTGTTGGAGATAAAGTGCTTGTTGAAAACACAAGCGTTGGGGTAACAACTACTTTAAGAGGATATAATTCATCTTCTTATGAATATGCATTGTTTACATTGACATCAGTAGA